TCAACAATCGTATTGCCAGCTACTGACTAAGGCATAAAGGTGGCTGGGGGAGTAGCGCCAGCTATCGTTTAGTCCGAGAAACTCAGCGCAAAACTCGCTGCAAAACAGTTTATCTTTGCGCTCCCGGTTATACAGCGCGATACCAAGCGCGCCCTGCCAGTCATAGCGTTTGCCGTTGTGTTTGCGGAAAAAGGCCTCCACTTCCGGCAACGTGGCCTTTAACGGTAGCTTATCCCACTTATCGTCCGGTAACGGTATTATCTTTCCCCGCACGCCGCGATCGCGAAACGACGCGGAGTAACAGAGGTATTCATTACCGCCGTGTTCTACCGCCAGTTCACAGTGAGAGTAGATACCGCGCGTGACTTTGCGCGTGAGCCAGTCGACAAACCTGGCGATGCCGCGATACTCCGATCGCCCCTTATAGCAAGCGAGCCAGACGGTGGTTTGACTCATGGCTGCCAGCCTGATGAATAGTCGTAGTCGAGCACTTCCTGGATATCCCCCAGCGCTTCTACCGCCGCAATATGCCGCTGCGCGTTGGCAAACAGGTGCATATCGTGATCCATAGTGACGGTTTCAAACTGCGCGGCGATGTCGTTGGTCAGTTCAATCAAACCGTTATTTTTGGTCTGCCACATTAACCCTGCCGGAATCTGCTTTGTCTGACCCATTCTGGTGAGTGACATTTGCTGAATACGGCTGTTAGCATCGCTGTGGAAATGGTTGCCGTCGATAATGATATAATCGGCGGTAACGGTGTCGCGCCGGGTTTTGATTTGCTGAATTTTGGCTGCTTTTATATCGCTAAGAACCATACGCATCTGAGTTTCATCAAATACCCATTCGCCTTTTTCCAGCTTATAAAAGTTACCTGGTGGTGGAGCAGTGACAAATGATAATGTTTCACTATTAACCCAGGTACGATTATTCGTGTTTGCGTATTCTTGCCATTGTTGTCCAGTAACTTCAATCAAATATTTTCTTTCTGGATAATTGTAGAGTTCTGTATCCATCCAGTCTAGGACAATAAATGATTGTGGATCATAATATGCGTATTTTGCCATTTTAATTTACCATGAAATTTTTACGAAACCAGGGGAGCCATTTGTGCCACTGGTATTTCCAAGATTTGTTAAGTCACTATTTTGATAATTAAATGGTGGAAGATAGGAGCCGCCAGCCCCTCCTGCACCATAGCCTGTCGCTGATGTAGGAGGTATCATATTTGCTTTATATCCTCCATTCGCTAATGATTCGGTTATAACTGTTCCTGGTTTCCCTCCGGCTCCATAAAGTGAGCCTTCACCGCTGTGTCCATAGTATAATTCTGCATATACAACCATTTCGTGCGAGGCATATGGCATAGGATGATCAACAAATTTAATATAAGGTTGAATATTTCTAGTATGGTAAATACTTTCGCCTCCAATTCCCCCAGCCGCAGTGATGTCTGAGAAGGAGGAACTACCGCCATCAAAACTCTTTCTATAGATAGTCGTTTGATCAGTCACTGTTCCTACTGATGTCGTCGGGGGATTTGACCAAAATGCTCCCCCACACCCACCAGCTCCAATTTTTACGGGAAATTGTTGGCCTGGAACTACATTAACAATACTGACAATTTGTTCTCCAGCGTGACCGCCACGCGCCTCGTAATAGATTGATTGAGACCCGCCAGCCCCACCGCCGCCACCGCCCATTACTTCGATAAATAGAGTCGTCACTCCATCTGGAACCGTAAATGTCCCATTTGTGGTAAAAAACTGCGTATGAGTATGGTTCGCCGGGGCCGCCGCGTTTGCCTTGTCCATCGCCGCCTTTACCGCACTGGGCGTTGCCGCCTCCGTCGTACTGGTGCTGTCCGTCGCGCTGTTAAGCTTCACGATCCCTTTTTGCGTCAGCGTACCGTCCGGGACGCCGGTAATCTGGTTCCAGGCGTGAGTATGGCTGGCCGGAGCTGCCGCATTCGCCTTATCCATCGCCGCCTTTACCGCTTTTGGCGTTGCAGCCAGTACTTCACTGGTACTATCAGTAGCACTACTAAGCTGAACAATCCCCTTTTGCGTCAGCGTGCCGTCCGGAACGCCGGTAATCTGGTTCCAGGTATGCGTGTGATTACGCGCTTCCGCCATCGCCGCTTTTACCGCCTTTGGCGTAGCCGCTTTGGTTTCGTCATCGCTGTCGGTGGCGTTACTGAGCTGCGTAAACCCTTTCTGCGTTAATGTCGCATCCGGGTGATTTGTCGAATGTTCATGCTCGTCCAGCCGGGCATCCACATAGTCGCGCGTCGCCAGCACAATACTCGGATCGACCGTCAGCGTCACCGCCGTGGTGTTGGAGACCTCCATAATCAGGCGGATACAGACCTGCTTGCCGCAGCCGCCAGGCAACAGCGGTTTGTAAGATTCCGGGAATTTGCCGATGGCGATTAGCTCGCCCTCGTCGTCGAACACGCCCACTTCACGCACATACCAGCCGCCAACGTCCTCCGGCAGCACCAGTTCGGCAATCAGCCAGTTGGGATTATTCGGTGCAACGGTCAGCGTATTCATCTCGCCGCGCCAGACTTCGTGGCGTAAATTGGTCTGGCTGGCGGTCGGTTCATAATATTGTCCGCCGCCGTCGCCAACCGCCATCTTTTGCAGATGTATCTGTTTTTTGTCCGCAAGGGCGCTGGCGATTTTCGCCATTCCCCTGTCGGTCAGGAGGGTATAAAACTCATTATCCATAATTACTCCGGGTAAATAGATATAATTTCAAGGCTCCATTGCCCTGTACCGAAATAGATCGGTTTAGTTTGTTGAACTTCCAGAACCTGGAAGGGTAAGACGGTCGTTATTTCTCCACCGTAAAGTGCGCTGCCAATAACAGGAATAGCGCTTTGGTTAATTATCCAGACAATTAACGCCTCCAGCTTTGAGCGCACGTTCTTATACTCATGAATAAGATCGACCAGGTTATTAAACAGATTTTCATCCATGCCCTGGTTAATTAGCTCAATTTCAACCTTAAAAAAATAAGCCTTACCGCCATACTCAAACCATTCGGAAATCGTGCCGGGTAAGGATAATATTTCCAGTACGCGGCGAACGGCCCAGGGAGTTCCTTTATATTTATGCAGTTCAATCGCCTGTTTAATTAACTCTCGTTTCTCCTGTTCATTGGCGGCAAATAGCCAGCCCTCCAGCCCCTGGACATGAAACTGTCCGGCCAACGAGGGCAGTGCCGAGGCATCAACGATATCCACCAGATAGACCAGCAACGCCGTCAGGTCGATTTGCGCAAAGCGTTCGGCGGCGATATTTGCCAGAACCGAGAAACGTTCGTCGCTGGCCAGCGGCGGCGGCAGAAGCAGTTTATCCATCGCTGACCCCGGCAATCGTCACGTCAATAGCCGTGCATTCCGCCCATTCGTGCGCCTGCAATACCTTTTTCGCGGGCATATCCAGCGCCACGTCGTAAACGCCATCAACCTGCAATACTTTAATTATCTGGTTTGGCACAATGTCCTGGCCCAGCCGGGTCTGGCGCGAGCGCGTCCATGTATTAATCGCTTCACGCGCGGCGGCAAGCGTCGTCTCCTGATCGGCGGTGGTAAACAGCGTTAGCCGGGCGCGGATCTGATAAGCCACGCGCGGAGAACATTTAGCGCTCACCTTATCGGTTAGCGGGCGCTTTTTCTCTTTGCTCACCTCCCGTTCGATCTGGGCAAGAAGCTCCGGCCCCGGCAGACCGTTCAGGGTCAGCGGATAGAGTTCCACGCAGCCTTCCGCCAGCCCTTCATCCGGCCCCAGTACCGCCACGTCGATAATCGACTGGCTGACCGAGAGCGTATGGAAGCGATAGGCGCCATAGCTGCCCGCGTTGCTGAAACTTTCCGGCGCTAGCTGGATGCGTTTACGTAGCGCGTCGTCGTTCTCTTCGCCGCAGCCGCCACTTGAGGCCGTCAGATTGGTGACGCTGATATCGTAATTGCCCACGCGGTCTACCAGCGCGCTGATTTGCGCAGGCTGCCAGTTGTTGCCGGGTTCACCGGTCACTACACAGGTTGCAGTTACCGCAACGCTCAGGCTGCCCGCAGGCAACAGAACATCTTCGTCGGTGGCGAACATCACGCTATCCGACGCGCTGGCGCGGGTACCCTGTGGAATCACCAGGTTACTTTTAGCCGCTTGAGTAACAGAAAACTGCAG